GACTCCGAGAGTAAAGCAACAAGAGCAAGAGAAACAGGAATAGCCAGCGATACGGTTAGAGCGATTATTTCCAACATTAGATACCTTTCACCTTTTTGCCAGTGGTATAACCCTTCTTAGGGCGTTTAGGTGCCTTACACACCTTAATATCATTACCCTTAAGGAAGAAGTCCTCCAACTGGTTGAGAGTAACCTGAATAGCGGGTTTTTTAGCAGCAAAACGAGCATTAGCCATTATCTTACATCCGTGTTAAGTTTAGGTTTGCGGGATTTGATTAGATCACGTTCTAAGGTATGAGCAGCGGACTTACCGCGGACCACGTCCAATACAGTAACGTCAAAGGCATCAGCGCCATATTTGCGTATAGCAACACAGAGCTTCCAGTTTTTGTTTTCTGTAAGGGCCCGTCGGACATGTTTCTGCCACCTTCTGGTTAGGGATTTCTTAACAGCCGACCGTTCAACAAAGGTCACACCAATGTATTCCTGTCCGTTTACAGACAGACTGTAAACAAGGTGTTTACGATCAGAGCGAGATTTCCGTTTTTGTGTTTTCATCATGGACGTATAATAGCACTAAGGAACGGAATAGGCAACAAAAAAGGTATGTAAACAGCTGCGACAGGATGTCGCACCCTGGCCGCCGTTTACATACCTCTGTTTACAAATAGATATAGAAATTGGATGGATAAATAGTCATGCTGGTGCTCCTCTAAAGCATTAGAGTAGGTGGGTTCCCCAACCGCGACCTACATGACTATTTAGTAGTTCTTATTTTTCAAAGAAATCATCACATTCATCCCAATCTTCTAAATGTGATTCCCATGCCTTCTTGAGGTTCTTTAGTGGACGACGATCACGACGCATTTCGGACTCTGGGCGTTCCAATTTGCGGCCACCATATTTGCGGTCTTCTTCTTGTAGTTCAACATAAGGATCTTTGAAAGTGTTTTTTAGTTGCTTCATGTTATTCTACCCTTGTGGTAATAATCCTGGGAACGCTTCGTTGATAAGCGTCTCAGTTAGATATGGGATTTTCTGGTCTTTTAGAATAATACCCATATATACGTCAGCCTCTTTAGGCTCTAGACTTTCCAATACTTGTAGTAAAAGTTCTTTCTTTCTTTTTTCGGTGAGTGCGGGAGGTGTGCGTGGATGGTTTTCCATGAAAAGATAGATTTTATCCAATGCCTGTGACATATTGCTATAACCCATACCAGGAGGTAGGTCTGTTTCTTTCTTCCAATTCGGTGCTTCTTTGATTACATATGTAGCACCTGGATGAAATGTTCCTTTTAGGACATTTACCAAAGCAAATGTTTCATTTTCTTTTAGGACCGCAATACGGTCTTTCTTAGTCTTAGCCTTGCGGAAATCATCAAAGACTTCATATACATTTTTCTTACTCATTATATTCCTCAAAAATCGTTGATGGACTCAATCATTACTTTGAGGCCCTTATCTATAAAGTAGTTCAACATTTTCTCTTTCGTCGCCACTTTGGTATTTTCAAACGCAGAAACGATGCTTGCCTGAATGTCTCCTGGTATATAGTCAAAATCAACTAAAGTTTGATTACGCTTATAACCACGTAGCATAATATCCGTAGTGCAGAAAGTTTCGGCATCCTGACTAATCCATTCCTGAAGTCGTTTACTATTTATGACCTTTTGACGTTCGCCTGCCGCAAAGGTGTTGTCTGGTGATAAGAAGTTTGGAATACCGTCACCACGGTCGCCTTTGAGAATGTGTTCCTTGATAAAAATCTTTGGATTATCAATCTTAATGAACCGCTTCAGGATAGGTGAATACTGGGTTACATTAGGATATTTCTGTAGTTGACCAAAGTCTTTGTCCGATGACAAAATTAGAATGTTGGCGCTAGTAGACAATCGAGCAGTAAGGACGGCAATGATATCATCCGCTTCGGCACCTTCAACATTCAATACCTTATAAGGCAAACTTTCTTTAAATTCATCACGGATTTTGTTGAGAGTATCAAAGATAAGGTGCCAATCAAGGCCACTGGCCTCACGGTCATGCTTGCGATGACTTTTATAAAAAGGAAAAAAGTCGCGCCGCCAATATTTTCTAGAGTCGCAGCAAATAATCACATTAGGATATTTTGATTTAAATTGCTTTACATTTGCACGGATTGTATTGATACACATATGGCGTATCAATTCCTCATTCATCTCATGTGACTTGGTAATCTGTTTAAGGTGTTGCATCAAGTTAGAGATAAGAACTTGATTTAGATCCACCAACATATATGACATTATATATTCCTTTATTATGATGCCTTTATGATATCATTCTTTTTCTTCTTTGTCAAGTTTTTCCTTTGAGGCCAACATATCCTCAATCATTTTTTGAATTTGTTCCTCATCCATGTTTTCCATTGCTTTAGCATCTTTCTTGGAAATTATGGTTATGTTATCTTCTATAAAAGGATGGAGGTGATGTTCGAAACCAAATTGGCGATATACGGTAGCACGGATGGCATCTACAACAAGGACAAGGTCTTTTGTGAAAGATTCTTCCTCAATCTCAACATGATAGTTATCCAACTCTGTTATAACTATTCCTGTTAATTCTTCCACGATGGCGTCTGCCATCTTTTGGTCGGCGCGCCTTGCTCGTTCTTCTAATACAGCACCAGGCACATCGCGGACTACTTTATGTTTTGGAAACTCTATTACCTTGTCGGTCATTTGGTATACCCTTAGTTTTGTTGTATGGTTGCTTGGTCACAACATGTATATTTTATAAATGTAGCATTTTTTGTTTCATACAGCATTTTTCTACCTATGCCTAAGTAGACAGTTTCAATTAGATATGTTTTTAAATCACTATCTTCAAAATTCTTAACTATTTTTGTTTGTTGCTCACAAGCCATAGCTACATTTTTTGTTATATCTTCTCTTATTATATATTTAAAAAAGTTTAAATCTTTTGATAAATGTCTTTCTAGGGAAGCACATATATCCGCATATAAAAATATGCCATTAGGTTTTAAAATTCTTTTAACTTCTTTGAAAAATTTGTTAATATCTGAGTAACAATGTGAAGATTCTACATTTATAACATAATCAAAATATGAGTCTTCATAACTAAGATTGGTGGCATCATCTACTCTAAATTGCATATTGGAAATATTGGAAAATTTCTTTTTGCAAAATTCTATACTAAAAGGATTTATATCACAACCATGCATTTCATCAAATTTAAAATTTTTAAAAACTTTTGAAGAACCTCCTCGTCCACATCCAACGTCCAAAATTTTTCCACCATTTATATTTAAACCTTGCAACATATGGTGATATAAACTATATCCATATTTAAAAATTTCATTTTCATATTGCTGATATGAAGGATAATATCCATGATTTAAAGAGTCAAGTATATTTTCTTCATCCATTTCATCAATCGATTTAAATTCTTCCATATAAAACTGTTTCACAATTTCATAATTATTCATTATTATTATCCTTATTTTTTATATCTAGATAAGTTCCGTATACCACTAACAATATGGAAATAGCACCCACAAACATACCAAGATATATCATAGACCAAATGAAGTCAATTTCCGTTGTCTTTAGAATATCTGAGACCATATTCCATTACCTCACTCTTGGTTCTCTCATATAATCCTGCATGTTCATCTTTACTCCATCCATCTTTACATACATGTTCATACCAGTAGAGATAAGCCAACTTATCAATCATATCAATTCTTTCTGTGGAGATATGATTATAGAAGTGGTTATTATTCTTCATCTAATTATCCTCAATAATATTGTTTCTTCATTGCATCGGCCATTGGCCTTTATTTCGGTTGTTTTGATGACACTCATAATCTTACGCAAACCAACCTTACCCTCATTTAACACTTGCGGAATTACTTGTTCTGGTTTACGGAGTTTCTTTGTGATTGAAGATGTCTCATCAAATCCTGTAATCGTAGTCCCTCGGACAGAAAGGCCTTGATTATCCACGGCATAATAAACAGACAGATTACGAGATTTAGTATTGAATGTCCATAATTGTGAGGCACCAATGATTCCTTTTGCGTCAATGCTATTTAGGTTGTATTCTTCGTCCTTCTCTTTATACTTCATCTTTGATACAAGAACATGTGGTGGTTTGACTTTCTTTTTACGAGGATTACGTGTTGCTACCTGTGCGGCAGATGTTTCGTCCAGATGATCTATAATCTTTTTAATAAAGATAGACATGACTTTAAGGACAGGAGCGCGCCATCCAGAATATGCCTCAACGAGGTCAAGGTCTTTACCCTTGAGTGCTTCGGTGATTTCTTCATATTGCGGCCGGAAGTGGTCTGTAATCCTCTTCGCCACTGTCGGTTTAATTGCCTTCTCAAGGGACCACTTCTTAACGTCAAACTGGATTACTCCTTCTTTGTAGAATACATCTAGTTCTTCTTCAAGTTCCGCAATAAGGTCCGATGCTTTCGAGTTAATGCGATCTTGAATTGATATGACGGGAACTTGGTTCTTTTCTCCACTTTCTTCAGTTTCCGGATCGACCAACACCTCGCTGGCCAAGTCCACAATTCGCTGCTCAATAGATTTCCAGATTCCGTCAGGTAAGGATGACCCGGTGTGGAGGAGCCGACAGTTCCATCCGATGGAGTGTAGTTCAACGGATTTAACACTTGATAACTTGTTGATAACATGTTTGTCATAGTGAATACTCTTTAGGTAGGATATGGTGAATGCCTTAGCATCATCACTTGTGTAGAAATAGTTAAACCAGTTATAGGCAACAGCCAACTCAGCCTGTGTGGAATCCTCCGTGACGGTAGGTTCGGAACCAAGATACTTTTCATCCGCAAATTTAGGACGAGTTTTCACTTTCTTCTCCTTATCTTCCACTTTTTTCTTTCCACATTTCATACAATTGCTTTTCAAGCAATCGTGCCTCTGCTTCCCAAGGAAGATTTTTATAACCGATTACCTTCTCATTATATAATACTTTATTCCATTTTTGATAGTTGCAATCGGCATCAACCAGTTCTTTTCTGGCATATTGCTTCACATGTGTCAATTCATGTGCTAGTGTGCGGAGTAGAAATACACGACCAAGGCCACTATCAACCTCTATCTCGAACTCCCTATGATTATGGTTTCTTGCATCATCATCGGTATACATTGCAAAACCAAAACACTTACTTTGTTTATAGAGGTCCTTTTTTAGTTTTATAACCACAACGACATTTTTACTCAAGCGTTTCATAAGATAGTCGCAGAAAAAGGAAGCGGCCTCTTTGATTTCTTTTTTATTCACCTTTTTAGGAGTACCGTGTATTCTTATCTGCGCCATGTTTTCCTCAAACGAATATATTACCAAACGACTTGAATTCGGAAATCACACAAACTCCGTCTTCAGTAGGGTCACTATTATGCTCTAATTCCTCAGCAAAGTCAAGAGCCTCGTTTATTGTATAGAAAACAGGCACTTGCGCAAAGGTGTCAAGGATTGCTTCAACATTACCCTCATACTTTTCTGTTTCCGAGTTCCATTTACCGTAGATGTTATCAATAGCATTGGCTAGGGCAACACGATATTCTGGACCATTTTCTGCCTCTGTTAATAGAACGTAAATACCATTATCTGCTGACATTTTATTTTCCTTTATTGCACGATTATACCATATAACAAAAATGCTACGGTCTTTAGCACTAACCAAAATGCCGTTGATAGAACAACAGCCATGAACAAGGGTTTATTCACTTAACACTTGTTTGACTGAATCCAAACGGAATGAACGCCAACCTCCTGCGTCAATGTCCCATACAGGTTGGACACTATCATTAATCTGCCTTGTGTTCTTAGGAACCTGTCCATCATATTCCGATAACATCTGAGGTTCTACTTGCGGAACATATAGGTCGGAAAGAGTGCATCTCATTGACCGTTCCGTTCCGTCAGTCTTCTCAAAAACAACCGTAACGACTCCATTCTGTAATTGTTCCTTTAGAGCATATTTATCAATCATCACTTAACTCCTACTTTCAACATGGTCATAATAATCATCAACAGCTCTACGGATAAGATGGTCACCATTCATATAGTATTCCGGATCTAAAATAGCCATCAATAATTGCTCATAATCTTTATTAGGTAATGTTGACTTGGCCTTTTCAAGGAACTCTCGGCGAGTCCTGCGGGTATCTCGGTTTTTGGCAATTGTACCAATATAACCAACACGCATGTCTGGTGATATCTTAGGAAAAGGAAGTATATTCATGTCTGTTCCTTAGTGAGTTAGTAGCAAATCATATAACTCATTATAACCGCCAATATACTTTTTGTCAAGTGTTATTGCAGGAAATGTTCGTGCCTCTGGGAACTGTTCCAAAAGGGTATCACGGTCAAAGTCCTTACCAAGTTTATACTCAATAAACTCAATTGCTTTCATCTTTAGCAGGTTCTTGGCCTTATCACAAAAGGCACAGTCATCTTTTGAATACATTATAACGTTCATCTAAATGGTCTCCCTGTTACCCAACCAACCAAACTATGGCGAGTGCCTTTTGTTGTCGGTCTTACTCTATGTAGATTGTATGATGGAAATGTTACCAATGTTCCTTGTTCTTTTGGTATCACGAATGGTTCACCGCCTAGACATAGTTCCAATTCACCACCTTCATATTCTTCTGGATCGGTTAGTTGAACAACCATTGTTAGTTTGCGAACATTGCCTTGAAGGAGTTTATCGGTGTGGTCAGAGTAGTGTCCACAAGGAGCATTATATTCTGTAAACTGTAGGTCTTCCTGAAATCCAAGAATGTCAAAGTTAAAGTAATCAGTATTTACATTAACCAATGTTTGTAGGATTTTCTGAAAGAACCAATCAAACTTTGTATTATCATAGTTAATAAAATGGATTTTACTATCTCTAATCTCCGATACCAAATCGGATGTTTTAACAGGACCTTTCTTTACTTCCACTTCAGCATCATAAAGGTCAAGTTCTTTAGCATCTCTTACAAATACATCACATTCTTGTTTTGATAGAAACTCTTTGGTTACTACAAAGTTTTCAACATAGTCATATTTACAATATGCTGGTACATTATCTTCAGGTTCTTTCATAATAAATCCTTATAACAGGTGTTGTGCTAATACCATGCAAGAAATCCAGGCCCAAAGAGTATTGAATCCTACCAATGTAGGAAGGAGTTTCTTGTTGGATGCCCAGATTAGGGTTAGAGATGTGAATAGTGTTAGGAAGTATAACCACCAAATCTGGATATGAAAGATTAGACCTGGTACAATAATGATGGCTTTAGCAAACCAAGAAACAAACTCGACAGTATTGTAATCTGTCCAATATGCCTTTGTAAACCACATAGCATAACATTCTTTCATTTTGGCAAATGTTATGTGTTTATAAACTACTAGTAGTAAAACGGCCCATATGCCTGATGCTATTATAACTTGATTATTTGTCATAATATACTCACTTTCTTATGATTAAAACCAGCTTCCTGGTGGAACTGGATAGAATGGGAAATCTGGTTTACCTTTTGGTAAGCAACAAACCTCAACCTTTATATTATCAGATTCCAGTAGATCAAAGATTGAAATAATCTTATCGCTTTTCTTTTTAGGTGGTTCAGGTTGTGGTGGAGGCCCTATCAACCAGGTTGTGACTTTAGATTTACCAAAGATACTATCTAACATTTGCCCTTTGCCTGCTCCACCAACACCAGCGGAAAACGCAGAGGTGCTAAAGATGATAGAAAATACTAATATAATTTTTTTCATAATCACCTCACTTTTTGATATGGGATTTTCTTACTCGTACCATAATCCATGTATTATAGTAATCTTCGGTCATCAAGGCATCTCTAGCAAACTGTTCTTTAGCCTCAAGGTATGAGGCCTCGCCTTTGGATTTACAGAGATATAGGATTTCTCGTTTGAATTTGTCCTTGCCGTATAGTTCCACATGCTCATTTAGTTCTTTGTTAGAACCATAATAATCTAACCAGTCGGAGTCAACCTGTTTTTTCACCCTCTTACCTTTTCGTTTGGCTGTGCGGGTGAATTTAAACAGTTTCTTTCCGATATACTTACGGCCTGTTACCTCATTTGTTATGAGATAGACGAAGGCCACATATCCATCTGGTATTTCTTCAAAAGGTGTATTGTTGTATAACCACATACACCTATGTAGGTGTCAGTCCTCTTCGTCTTCCATTTCAGGTGGATACTTTTCGTTCCACACCTCATCCCATGCTTTATCATTTTCAAGGCATTCTTCTAAGTTCTTAGCATCAAAGTCCTCAAATACCTCTAGCAAAACTTCATAAACGATTTTACGATCATCATATGAAATTTCGCTATCAACCAGTTTTTCAATAATCTGGTCTAATACTTGAGAACCTATAGTTTTCATTTTTTGTCCTTTTTCGTAAATAAAGATAAGTAATTGAGTGTATTACCAAACATAATTTTATATCCAATTGTTGATACAAAAAAAATATCTCTATACCATTTATATATCTTATTTCTTTCTAGTATATCTTGATTATAATCTTTCTTTCTTTTTCTTTTCTTTTTTATTAATTGTTTATTTTCTATCATATTTTCAAAGAACATTATTTTATTTTCTATTATTTTTACACCTTTTTGTAGTTGTATATCATCAGGCATTAATCTTAATAATGTTTTTGTTTTTCTCAAACTCTTTTTTGTTGTTCTCAACATCTCCACCAAAATCTCATCAAGTTCATTAGACATATCATGGAACAATTTTAATAGTTGTATTATTCATATCTTCTCTTACAATCCCATAAAGAAACGCAGCATGGGCTGGAGATAACCGAACACATCCATGAGACGCAGGACGCCCCAAAGCACCAGTATGTGGAGTAGCATGGATAGCATAACCGCCACTAAAAAAGATGGAGTGAGGCATCGGCGCATTATCATATTTCCTTGAGTAGTGCATTGGTTGTAGTGAATAAGGATGAAAAGTTCCTGTTGGTGTATAATAACCTTTACGAGCTGTTGATACTGGCCACTGATATGAACCTTCATCAGTATCAACCTGCATCATCTGGTGTCTCTTGCTGATAGTGATATCAGTTTGTGCCATTGCTGGTGTAGTAAGTAACATCATTGCAATAAGTAGTTTCTTCACATCAGTCTCCATTACAGTTAGTTATACCAAAAACTTCACAGTAAGATTTAGTCCAGTCTCCTGAAATCTTATCCTGTGCTTCTTTCAAGGTCATCTGACCACTACACACCAAGGCATGTAGTTTATTCTCAAGTTTATCTTTCACATGGGCATTCCAAGGCATCGTTATGTATGACTGCGGCCAAAGATTGCTGATTTCATTAGAACCGCCTAACTGTAAACTGATTAGGTGATCAATCTCATACTGACCGGGTTTGCGAGATGTAATACCATAAATCTGGTATGCCTTGTTCTTTACAAACTGTGGCACATTTCTAACACGGCCAGCATAACCAGGAACGCAGACCTCTTTCTCTGTTACAGGAAGAGTTGCGCCTGGTGTTAGTTGGTGGTTTGGCAGCAAAGGGTCGAGTGCCATTGCTGGTGTTGATATTAGTAATAATGCTATTAGTAGTTTTCTCATATATTAACTTTCATGTTTACTAAATAGGGTTGTAGGCCACGGTTGGGGAACCTGCCTACTCTAACACCTTATACGGAGGTATCAGCATGGCTATTTATTCTACCACAAATCTACCACCAGAGTTCTATATTTACGCATATATTTCCAAGAATGGTAATGTCTATTACATTGGTAAAGGCAAAAGTAATCGTGCCTGGCGCCGTCATAGACAATGTAATGCTCAACCACCAAAAGACCATAGCAAAATCATTATTATGGAGGCCAATCTAACAGAACTTGGTGCTTTTGCCTTAGAACGATTCTACATTAGATGGTATGGTCGCAAAGACAATGGTACTGGTATTCTCCGCAATCTGTCTGATGGTGGAAACGGACAATCTGGTTTTCAGCATCCTAATAAAGGAAAAACTGGAATACATTCTCCTGAAACAAGAGAAAAGATAAGACAAAAGGCACTTGGTCGTCCTGCTCCTAACAAAGGTATTTCTAATCCACAACAGCGTGAAAGATTCCTTACTAACAATCCCATGAAGGATCCGGAGATTGCCAAAAAAGTTTCCGAAAAACTAAAAGGTCGTTATAACAAAGGAACGCCAGGATTAGAACCTTATAACAAAATACTTTCTACATTCACCTGGCATTGTAAGCATTGTGGTAAAGAACATACAGAAAGAGATACCGCCAATAATAGAAAGGCCGCACATTTCTGTAATAAGTCCTGCGCTGCGTCTTATAGAAACAAAGTAAGATGGTCTGACCCCGAATATAACCTTAGAGTTGGTAAGGCTATATCCAAGGCCAAACTATCAAAACATTAGATGTCGCATCCACCGCCTGCCGCACTACAGGCCAAGGTCTGCACCCCCTCCACATTATCCTCAAACTCTTTGAGTTCATCCCAGTTTATTTCGGTTGGAATGGAAGGTAACATAGCATCGTAAAGGTCTTTGGTTATGGCCTCATAAGGTGCTTGCCGGTAGCTACCACCATCATAAGGCAAGAACGAGACGCCGGACATTTCATCAAAGTGGTCGTAAACCCAGGCACCAACTTTCATCCATTCATCCTCACGAACAGTAATCGTAACTGATGGCTTATGTTCCGTGAAGTGTTCCTGGAATACCGCCCACAACTCCAAATGTTTGATTGCGTCAATGTCATCACGAACCACGGCACCTTTTGGTGCCTTCTGTGGGAAGGAGAATACTGTTGTGGAATCAGGCTTCATAACGTCTGGTTCCCAAGGCACACCCTTCTCTTTCATAAACTTTGTTAGAGGATCTTTATTATCAGCCCGAACACGACGGATATAATAATTAGAATGCCGTGGATGAATACCAGACGCGGAGTCGCATAGTTGCGATACTGTGCCAGAAGGCTTGACGCAAGTAATAGCAGCGGCAGGATTAATACCAAGTTTTTCAGCCAGTCCATTATTCACCTCAACAGCATAGTCACGTAGAGAAGCAAGGCGTTCCTTGATTTCTTTATCTTGTGGATTGTTAAACAACTTGGAGTCATAGATGCCTGTGAGTGATACACCAAGTAGACGTTCTTCTTCGGCATTCTTTTTCCAAACTTTTCTTAGGTAGGGAAAATCCGTAAGAGTAGATTGAAAAGTACCGAGGATAGTTGCAATCTTAACTTTATCTCTAATAGTTTCCATCGTGTCATCTGACCGCACGACAACTTCAGTAAGGTTGCAAAAGCCATATGGTCTAAGGATGATCTCCGAACACGGATTGGTTCCAAATGCTTGGTCTGAATTTCGTCTGCCATTTCTCGCAGCGATTTTTTGACATGCTTCACGACTGAATAAACCTCTCTCGCCTGACTTGGATTCATATAATGATAACCACTCGGACATAAAAGATCCAACCTCTGGTTTCTCATTATATACGGCCGAGTTATTTGACAATGCCCGTTGTGGGTTTGCTTCCCACCACGCACCAGCCTTAGCATGACGCATACGGTCATCGGATAGGTTAGATAGTGAAATCATAGCAGACCGACGGACACCGCCAACTACAACAACCTCACCAATCTTACACATTATATCGTGACACTCGATGGAAGTCAGGCGACGACCATGAGCATTACGGAATACTTTTACAACAAACTTGAATAGGTCATTTAGCGGACCTGGTCCAGATGAACGACCACCAAAGGTCTTCAACGGAGCACCAGCAGGACGCACCTTGGTTAGGTCCCACTTTGGAATCTCACCTGTGTATAGGAGAGCAATAAGCATACGTAGAGCCTTAGCCCAACCTTCTTTGCTATCTCTTACAGAAATCGTGGTTTCGGAGTCATACATCTTCTCCGGAATCTCTGGCAACTGATTGATGAACTGGCGCTCAACGGAGAAACCAACACCTGTTCCACATAATAGAATGAACATGGCCTCATCAAAGGCCTTAGGGTCATCAATAGTTAGAAACGAACAGTTATAACCACATGTGTGGTCTCGCTCTAATGCCTTGCCAGCAGTCATAAGGGACCGCATAGATGGCATAACTTTTAGTTTGATAATGTAATCTTTTATCTCTTCACGATAAGGTGCCATATCAAAGTTATAAGTATCGGCGAGGTGATTAGACATAAAGGTAATATAGCGTTCAACGGTCTCCTCCCAATTTTCTCGACGGTTTAGTTCTGGTACGTAACGAGCATAACGGCTCTTGTAAATAAACTCTTGATATAAACTATCCATTATTCTTCCTCTTTCCAATATTCTCTAAGTGATGGGAAATGCATTAGTATTTCCTCACGGGCAGCAATAGCAATATCTCTGTGTTCTTTCTGTGTGCCTACTTCCGCACGAACATCTATCCAGTGAATCCAAGAACGAAGTGTACCTGACATATATAGTCGTGTCTTGGTTAGACCTTCTGGTAAAACTGCTCTGGCCTGTTCTTTGGCAATACCAGAAGAAATGGCCAACTCATAAGCATCTGACGCATTTTTAACGATAACATCCTGCCAACTTTTCCACCAATCCTGTAACTCATTATCATCCGTCTCAATACTATTCTGACGGTTCTTATGGTCTTGTAGTCTTGCTTCTCTTGTAACGAAACCCATATCCTGTGTAGGATCGGCATAACGCTGGCTAAACTCTTGGAATGAAAATGACCGATGACGGATAATCTGATGTGCTATGTCACGGGTTGTCTGAATATCCATAGTGATAGACACCATCTCAAATGGAGACCAATGCTTGTTCTTGATTAGGTATTTGAGAAGTTTAGGTGCGGTTAGTGTGTTGTTTTGGTTGGATGGGTTTGATACTCTGGCTGTGTAAGCAATAAAGGCCTCGGCACCGATTGCTCGTTCTGTTTGTGTTTCCCATGCCGAAAGTATCGGTTGTGTTAGTGCTATAATCTTCGCAGTATTCATAGTAGGCTCTTTGCATATTTACAACGATTAGCAAACCCATCTCCGTTCTCCGGATGGTCTTTAGTGTAACCTCTTGGACGTTCATAAGCAATAGCAACTTTTAGAGCATCATCAATATTTGTTGTTACCTTTAGTTCTTTACCTACAGAAATCTCCGAACCCATCAATAGTTCCCAGTTTACAAAACGGGCCTGTGTATCAAGGTCACCAATTGGTTTGTCTAAGTTATTAGCAAAGTGTTCCAAATCAGCAAGGCGTTGACCACGCCATTGTGCAATACCAAATGCTGTATGATGGTCACCCCATACGGAACAACGAAGGTCTGTATAGGATTCCTGCATAAACTGACCGACCATAGCAGCAGCCTGGTAATCTTTCCATCCTAAACTTTCTAAAACTTTTTTAACGTATAATGGACGGTCACGCCCCTTTAATGTATTTGGATCGATGTCTGTCATAATTATTTTCCTTCATTAATAATTTTAATAACTTCACTCAAACTTTCTTCAACGGTCCATATCATGGCATTAGGACCTCCAAAAATTGTAGTTGCTAAACTTCCTCCGTCTCTTGGTCTTTCATATACAGAAACAATCCAATTCGAGTTTATATAAAGTGGCATATCCATCATGTTATCATTTGAAGCATTTGTAAATCTTAACATCTTCATACTCTACTCCATATATTCAAGTTCATCGTAGCCTCAAATCCGCTGTGTGTGTTTATATCTATAATGTGTTGGAGAATGGCAGGAGACAATCCTGAAAGAACCATTTCATTAATATCTTTTTCTTTCACAGTGTTGGGCCAGATACAAATCTTATAACCCAAGTCAATGGTTTTCCGCATATTAGAAACAATCTGTTTGTTTCGTGGTTCATTATCATACACAAATCTGTAATCTTTGTCAAGACCTACAATGTTAGGAGCATTAAACAGTGCTGCATCCATAGTAGCCAGAGAATTGTTAAGGAAAAGACTGTCGATGGGTCCCTCAACAACATATACAGGCATATCAAGGTTAAGTTTATCCCAACCAAAAACTTTTGGGTTCTCTTCGTCACTTTTGATTGTGATATACTTGATCTTGGAATGTCTGTCAATGGATCGCCCCTGTATTCCCAGTAGTTGGCCGTCCCTGTTATAGAACGGGATTATTATGCGAGGTTCCTTATATAGTGTTTTTGCGTGTGCAGGAAATGTGACAGAAACGAAGTTTGCAAAGTCTTCCGCATACCACATATCATCAATAGGAACCTTCCTATCTTCTAAATATTTTCTAGCAGGATGATAAGGATTAAGGCCATTAACACGAACGGCATCACTGTATAGTAGGGACTTAGGTTGTTCTTTAAAGACTGGTCTGGTGACAAAATCCTTGGCGTCCACAACGGTATTTGTTGAGTTAGACTGGACGAACGATTCCAATACATAATCACGATATAACATCGGATCTTCATCTTTTAGGAACTTTTGAAATGTGGTTGAGGTATGGCAGTTGTGACACATAAAGAAGAGGTGTTCCTTCTTCTTATAAATGTAACCACGGGCCTTTAGTTTGTCCTTTTTGGAATCACCACAAACATTACAAGAAAAGTTCCATAAAAATTCCCCCCTTTGCTTGAAGTTTTTCAACTTGGGCGAAAGGAGGGAAACATATTTTTTATCTATGTATAAGGACATATTTCACCATAATCATAACGAAGTTTTTTATTATACTTGGTAGTTGGCTCTGTGTCAACTACTTTCTTGGTGGCAGTTCCTTTTTATGTTGTTGTTCTATGTTTTCTAAGGACTGCTTAATATCATTTACCTCGTCCCAAAGACTTTTACGGTCATTATCTGTTAAGTTCTGTCTTTGGCCAAGGTAATCTTCAATATGTTGGACTCTGGACTCAAGATAGGTCACTTTTGTTTTAAGTTCCATATCTCCCACTTTTAGGTCACTAATGGTCCATAGTAGTGATACACCAATACCACACACGGCAATTATAGCTGTAATAGCGTGTGGTAAGAAATTGATAAGATTGAATCCACCTCCATCATCGCCAATCTCGTCGTTCTGGTTGTGGTCGTGTTGTGACATTTTGGTTTATTTTCTCCTGTTTAAACCTCCATATTATAAATCGTCGCCCTCACAGGACCGGGGCGACGAATTAGTATCTCCAAGCAGCCTGAAAATGCATCGGGTCGTTATCGCCGGGCCTACCGCGCCACCACAATCCGTGCTTCTCTAGTATATCTGCAAACTCGTGGTTCAGCATACCTTCATGCCATGATGATGGCCAAGGATTTCTTGCTGGGTCCATATCAATGGCTATACCCCATGAATGGACTGATAATCTAGAACCACCGCGCATTAGTCTGTAGTTAAATGAACCACCTGACTGATCTAGGTGTAACTTCTTAATGTTATCTTTACCAAAGTGTTCTAGCACCTCAGTAAATGCGGCAGTATAAACATCAACTACCTTCTTATGTAGTTTCATTGTTTTAAACTGCTGGCCACTGGCATTAAAGAACATAGGATAAGGTGGTGTCCACTTTACGATGTTTTCTTTGAACCAGGTGGAATCAACATCACCATTACGGCCAGATGGATCCCCGAAAAACTTATTTAGGTTTAGAACGTCTTCGTGTGGAAAAAGTTCTTTACACTTTGCGTTTGTTGGTGTCGAGGTCATAATTGTATTTCCTTTACTTTATAACCTTTATGGTGTGTCTGTCTTCCTTTAGAAACAGCAACCATAGTTGGTGCAGTTAGGTTCATTTCTCTACAAAACTTTTTTAGATTTCTAATAACCTCTACACGGCCATCCGGAAAAGTTATTTCGTATTTTTTTGACATCCTCTCAACACTAGATTCTGTCATTTTCTTTCTATGTTCTTCATTTTGTAATGGATGCTGACCTTTACTATAAAGGTCTTTCATTCTATTGCTTGCCAACTTTTTGGATTCATCCGACTGGAAGAATAATTTTCCTTCTTTGGATAATCTCAAATTGGTTTTTCTTACTCTTTCACTCTGTTCTTTTCTAAACTTTTCGGTTTGTGAAGGATGTTTTCCTTCTTTTGCTAATCTTATGTTATTCTTTCTTGTAAATTCAGAAGCAGATGCCGATAATACTTCAGGTGATAACTTCATCCTTGCAGCAATTTTAGAACAAGCACCCCAATCACCCTGTTTATAATGTATATCATAATGTTCTTGTATAGTCAAGGCTTTCAAGTTGGATATATCATTATTTTTATTATTACCATCTATGTGGTGTATTTCATATGTTCGGCCTGTTTCGTCTTTTGGAATAGGTCCGTGGTGTTGTTCGTAAATTACTCTATATATTTTCATAGTATGCTGCTCCTTAGCGACATACCTATTTAGCCTTTTCCATACCTCACATAACGCATTTCAGAAGTTGTAGCATTTCTAACTATAATAGGACCTTTATTTTTTTTGGCCCACTCTCTTATTTCCATATAACTATCATCTTCTTCCAAATAAATTCTCCAATGCTTACCCTTGCGTTTCTGCATAGTAAGGTTATGGAACACAGATGATGAAACCTCAAACACGGTGGCACCGGCGAATGTTTCTTCTTTAACCAAACTTGGTACTGTGCGTTTCATCATATCAGGAAATAACAAAGGTGACCTGGTCTTACCATATCGTTTCTTCTGTGAACTTACAGGCATACCTGGTTCGCCTTTAGGGCCTACACCTATACCTGCTACGGATCCACCACCTGCATTGTTGGTTGGTGCACCATCTTCTTTTAGTTTCATTGTAGATTCCTTAATACGTGTGCTATTTCCAGATTGACTGGTATTTCTTCTTGTCTCACGTAGTATTTATTAAACGAGACAGTCAATCTTTTAGGTAAATAGTTAAGAAATATAAGAATAGTTTTGAGGAGTGGATAATCTTCAGGATCCACTTTATAGAAAAGCATATTGACGGTAGCTTCAACACCAAATACATTAGCAAGGACGATAACGTGGTTTAAAACCAATCTCTCCTTGAACTCACCAGTTTGTCTATACTTTCGCAATAACCTTTTTACATACTTTATTCTCTTTAGATCGTCCTCAAACTCCGATTGTAGGATATGAGGACGATCATAAGACTTTATAGCATAGATAAGAAAGTTATCATCACATAAATCATTTATCATTACATTTTATTCTGACGCCAAGTTATGCTTTGCTGGGTTATATTTATCTTTTGGAATACGATGAACTCCACCACCTGTAGCAGCCTTTGGATCACCTTTGTTAGTTACAAGCACGGTAGAGGTCTTTTCTTTACCAACACCAAGGCCACGTTTAACCTTTGTGGCAACTTTTGTTTTCATCTTCTTGTAAGCATAGGAAGACTTATAATCAGCCTCATCAAGGTTATCTTCCTTAACAACAGCAGGCCATTCTTTTTCTAACTTACCATTAGCAAGTTTTTTATCTTTTGTTCTTTCAGATGTATCCATGGCAAGTTTGGTGCTTGGTGAACCATTGTTACCATCGGTGTGGATTGGTTCTTTGATGGCCTCTCGTTCACTCTTTGTTGCCTTGTCCCAACATTCTTTCATGGTCATCTCAGCTGTATCAAGCATCTTGTCTAGTTCTGCTTTATCAACAACCTTGGCGGTAACCATAAAGCGGCCCATAACCTGGACATATTGAAAGAATAAATGATACTGAACCGGTACTTCACGAACAAACTCACCTTGGTCGGTCATACCAACTTTTTCACCGAACTGCTTAATCTCATAGACCTCTACACCTTTATCACCTTCCAAGAATGTTCTCTTTGGAAGGATAATGCTAAAGTAAGCAAGGGCCTTAGAAACCTTACGTAGTGTAATGTAAGGTGTAACATGTGAATGACTACAGATGCCAGCAAGAATGGCATTAACCTCGGCACGAACGGAGTCGTTTTCAAGGTCAAAGTTACCATTCTCCACATTTGCGGTTGGAAGGACTTCCTCACTAATAAATGACTTAAAACTTTTCATAGTGGTTTATCCTTCTAAATTATGGTGTATACCAAATAACTGTTGCGC